CAACAATTATTGCTCCTTGAGGACAATCTTTTGCCAAGACTTCGTCAATAGGAATCTCACCAGTAGGTGTGCAAATAGCTACTTGACTATTTTGTTCGTAAATAATTACTTGTGCCATGATTTATCCTTATGAACCTAAAATTATAACTGTCATATTATTGCTATCAAAACCAACATAAGTGTTTGGTAATGCACAAACAATTCCACAAGTTGTTGTTGTCGGTGTTGCATTGTAACCAACAACCCTTATAGCATTAATATTATCCCAAGCCATTCCAGCAGCAGCATAATAAGCATTTGGCATTGGTGTAATAAAATTTAATATGTAATTTCCAGTAGACGAATAAGTAACTGAACTAATATTAAAAGAATTGTTTACTGTTTTAGTTACTGCATTGTAATTTACCCACGCTTTAGCAATACCAACCATGCCATTTTGAGAAGCTAATACACCTGTTGGAGAATTTAAGTTTGTCAAAGTAGCATTACCACTAGCTATCGTGACATTGTTTAAAGTCAGATTTCCAATACTCGAAGATGAGCTACCAAGATTAACAGTCGTATTACCGTAGGTGACGTTGCCCGCTAATGCACCAGCGGCAGCACTAATCCAAGCCGTACCATTCGAGGTTAATACGTTATTAATACTGCCAGGCGCAATAGAAACTAATGACCCTGTACCATTACCAACCAACACATTATTGGCTGGTAAAGTTACTAATCCAGTTCCACCCTGTGCAGCGGTGATTGCGGTTGATACGCTATTAACCGTGACATTGTTTAAAGCAATATTACCTAATGCGCTAACTGTTCCACCAAAAATAACAACTGTGTTTCCTATGGTTGTTGTTGGGATAGCTGGCGCAACATTACCAGATTGAATTGTTGTGTTTGCAAAAGTAACATTACCAATATTAGCAATTGTTCCACCAAAAATAACAACTGTATTACCAATAGTGGTGGTTGGAATAGCGGCAGCCACGTTTCCACTTTGAACAATGACGTTTGCAAATGTCACATTACCAATGTTGGCGGTTGTGCTACCAAGAGCAATCGTGGTGTTACCAATAGTGAGCGAGTTATTGCTTAAAAAATTATTGGGGAATGTTGTTGCAACACTAGAAATAGTTGTATTGGTCAACGTCAAATTACCAATGTTGCCAATTGTCGAACCTAAAGCAACTGATGTGTTGCCAATAGTAACGCTAGAATTTGATAAAAAATTGTTTGGTAATGGTGTTGCTAAACTGGTAATGGTGACATTAGTCAGCGTAGTATTGCTAATTGTTCCACCAGTTATTACCGCATTTCCCGTTGTGACATTGGTCACAGTAATATTAGAAATGGTTACATTACCACTTGTAATATTGACGTTAGCTAGGGTTAACCCGAATATGGTTGTGACTACTTGACCAAGATTTGCATTGGTTTGACCAATTGTAATTGGTGTTTGAAAGTTTGCGTCTAACTGCGACAGTGGTATTGTCGTAGAAGCGGTAGCGAATGTATATGGTACTGGCATTAAAACCTCGTTCTTAATTCATGTTCAAATTCAAAACCGTTATAAACAAAGCCTGGTGTACTACTAGATTGTATTGTCATTCCAAGATATTTACCATACTGTTTTGCGTCAGATTTGAATAAAGAATACCCTGTTGTTGTCCAGCCAATAATTGTTCCCGAAGCATTAGACCAAGAAATTAATTGACTCGCATTATTTTGCCAACCAACTAAACTTGTTAACAAAGTAATTGGACTTGTTCCCGCCTCACTATCAACAGTGACATTTAAATTGGCAGCTGAGTTGGTATTTGTTCCTTCAATACCAATCTTTAAGGCTTGTTTAGTACGAATATTATCTTCCATTGGCAATAAAGCAGTCTGCACAATTGAAGAAATGTTATTGGTGTTGTCGTTGTAAAGTCGATAAAGAGTTGTTCCGTCTGAACCAAATAAACTAATTTTACCCGATACTGGAACTGTAGTAATGTACGATAAATTGTCGTTTTGCGAAGTAATAAACCATTTTTTCTCAAAAAACACCGCTTGAATATACCGATAACTTTGAGAAAACACCGCATCATAATATCTAAAATTAAACGCAGCACACAAAATGTTATTTAATAAAACTTGACCCGCATAAATCGGACTATTAAAATCAATGTTTGGAATCATTCCATCTAAACTATCTGATAATTTAGAGGTTGTTGATCCCACCAACGCATAAACTCCGTAATCATTCATAAACAAAACGGATCTAAAATAAGGAAAAATAGCGTAAGGTCGTTTTGTTCCTACGGATGCCGATACGTTGGTGTTAGTAAAAATAGTAACTCCTCCCGTCAATACCCTCACATCCGAGAACACGTTAATCGAATCATCACCAAAAATGTACAAGAAATTATTGGCTGCCAAGAGTTGCACAATGTTTCCATGCAATGTGGAGTCGGTTAATGTCAACGCACCCGCAGAAACACTCGTAAAATCGCTATAAAAACCCGCCGCTGAGTAATAAACCGTTCTTCCTTGTGCTACCCACACCCGACCACTAAATGTCGCCACACCCACGTTTTTATTGTTTGATACAATCGGTTGTAAGACTGCCGTATTGCCACCCGCACCAGTAATGGTCACAATAATGTTGGCTGCGTTGGTATAGCCTGTACCGTTGTTGGTCATAATCACTTGGGTAATAGCATTGCCTTGCACAATAGCTTGAGCCACCGCACCCGAACCACCTCCACCACTAAACGAAATAGTCGTATTTGCCGTATTGGTATAACCCGAACCACCGCTGACTACTGCAAAAGACAATGTGCCTGTGGCAAAGGTAGTAATACCCGCAATCGCTGACGCACCAGAGCCACCGCCACCCGAAAACGTCACCACAACGTTTGCACCATTGGTATAGCCTGTTCCACCCGTCAATAACGTGATGGTACTGACATTTCCGTTCAAAATAGTTGCAACTGCGTTGGCTTGGGTGCCTCCCACTTGATCTGGTGCAGAAATAGTGACTGTGGGTGCCGAAGTATAAGCATTGCCCGCAGAAGTTAAAGCAATTGTGCCAATCGAGCCAATTGAAACGGTATTATTTCCATCCCAACTAAACAAACCTTTGCTCGGGTCAAGAATCAACATCCGATCATTGTTGTATTGTGAGTAATTGATTCCAGAGTTGGAAAATGTACCCGCAGCCGACACATTGCCTGTTGCTAAAGTCTGAACATTGTAAAATTGTGCGCCACCATTGTTTTCAAAACCAACAATGTAATCGTTTTGCCCTAAATTGACAGAAGCAAAGGTAGTAACCGTACTACTGAAAGTAACAATGTTGCCTGTTGCGTTGATGGCATTAGATACAGTCGGAATGATTTTTAAGTTGGCATAACCTACAGGCTGAACATTTTCTAGCCAACTAAACTCGTCATCTCCAATTGATGTACGGTTGGCTTTAGTGTTAAGACTCTTAAATTCCTTAACCACCTTGTAAGATTTTTTCTGTTCTGCGCTTGCCATTTAAAATCCTGTGCCATAAACCGATGGTATCCGCCTGGTGAAAACTGAATTTAAAATTGATCTGACTTGCGTTGTATATTCTTGTTTATAAATTTCCGCTTCACCAAAAGATTGTTCATAATACTTGGCTAAGTAAGCAGCATAAAATTTTACCGCCCCCGAATAAGGATCATTAATAACATCGGCTACTGTTGCCGTAGATAAACTCATGGCATTAGGTAACACCACGCAATCTATTTCAATTTGATAGCTTTGATCTGGTATTGGACCTATGTAAATTCTGTTTTCACTGTAAATACTAAAGACTAAAGGTCTGCCAATGTAGTTTTGCCAGAAACGCATCTTGGCATTAAATTCAGACCACTGTGCATAGTCGAGAGGCACCCGTGTATTACCCCAATATAAATTGATATTGAGAACATCAAGCACCGTATTGCCAGACGAAATAGACAATGGCATGGTTGCCAAAATAGAAGAAATATTCTCGTAAGTAATAATCTCACAGTTGCCTACATACAACAGTGTGGCACTACCATCGGCAAACGCAGTCGTTGGCGGGTAATTACTGTAATTATTATTG